TGATACGCAATGATTTAGCATCACTAACAATATCGCCTCTTGCAATCTGACTGATTTTAAATTCTGTTAGCATCTGTGTCTCCAAATAACCAACAGAATAGCCCTACTGGGCTATTCTTTATACTGCGCTGTTATCGTGGATATAACTCCAACGAGCATTACTTGTATCCCAGAACGCCATCATGCCATTGGGATTACCACCTGATGCACTATCACTAATGCTAATCTGCCAACCAACTGCACCAGTAATGGCGTTAGCCTGTGCTTTAGTATATGTGGGGAACTTGATAGGAACAAACGCTGTAATTTTATTAGGGTCAAATTTAACAACATCACTTGCTGTTGATGCACCAGGAGTAGCACTTGGTGTTCCTGCTTTGATAGTAGTTTGTGAGATACTGGCTGATATAATGGGCAGACTTGAGAATGTAGCACCAGTTTGGTCACCATTGGCTAGGTTTAAGTTCCAGGATACATCACCTGATGTAACGTATGTTGAGTTTAAATCAGATATAGTGTAGAATGTGCCGTTTGAACCCGCAACACGAGTTCTGAAACTTGTTCCATCGCCATTATTAGGAGTGGCTTGATCGCTACGCACCAACTGAATGTTGAAAGTAGGACGACTTTCAGTTGTGCCAGGCGTGCCTACCGTTGTTCTACTTAAAGTGTGTAAGCCAGCACCAGTAATTGTAGTGCCAGTTGAAGTAAAGTTGCCGTAAGTTGTAGTGCCAGCAGAGTTTCTAAGCGCAACAGTATCACCGTTTAAGGTAGCACTTGTTGAGTTTAAGGTAGCATAAGTTGTAGTGCCTGCGGTGTTCTTTAGCGTAAATGTATCTTGGTTAATACTACCTGTGGTAGCACCCAAGGTCATGTAGTTGGTTGCAGTTAATGTTGAACCAGTAATTACAGAGTTAGCAAATGTATAAGCATCACTCTTAAATGTTGCCGCACTTGCAGTCAAGTCCATAAAGTTGAATCTGTTGGCAGTAGTCAAAGGTGTTGAGTTAGCAAAACCACGAATACGGAAGCCCATACCTGCGGCAGTTACAGTATTTGCCGCACCAATTGTGCCACCAGTAGTAAAGCCAGTTGTTGCGTTGGCATAACTGATACTGCTTGTAGTTGCGGCTGTGATAACATAAGTGCCATTATAGCCACTTGGTGTCATGCCAGCAACGGTCACAGTTTGACCAACAGCATAAGGTGCTGTGTTTTGTGTTGTGAATGTTAGAGTTGCTGTTGTGCCTGTGCCACTTGCACCTGTTACTGCTGTAGTAACTGTGGTTGAGTTGGTAAAGGCTTGGCGAGCATAGGCTTGTGCTTGTAACGGGGTAATACTTGTAGTGCCACCACCTTGGTTAGTGGTAGCAATAATATTGGCGTAGTTGTTGCTTGTGCCAGCAGTGTAACCATCATAGTTAAATGTGCCTGCTATTGCGTTAGTTGCAATACCAGTTGGTGCGGTATTTGTGCCACTTGCATTACTCATTGAAATACCACCAGCAACGTTTGCGCCTGCTGTAGTATCACCTACGTGCTGACGAATAGTAATGTTTGGAGCATAACCAAGACCACCATTACCTGACACAACAACAATACCGTTCTGACCCGCAATAGTTGTAAGAGGACTTGCAGGTGGAACATAAGCAGTATTGCGAGTTGCATACAACTGACCTAATACATAGTTGTCATCTGTAATATTGGCATTTACTGTGTTGAATGTAACATCAGCAGTGGTAGCAACACTTTGTCCAATAGCAACACTTAGTTCGTTTGCACTTGTTCGAGCAACAGTAACACCTGTGCCTGACGCAATCTTAACTGTGTCAGTTGTAGAATCACTACCAACCAAGTTCAAGTTAGCACCGCCAGTTGTGCTTGACGCATCAATTGTGTATGTTGTGTTTGTATCTGTGCTGGAAATTGTGATTTCGTTTGCACTTGTTTGTGATACGGTTGTGGCACCACTACCACTGAATTTAACAGTGTCAGTTGTAGCATCACTACCTACCAAGTTCAAGTTTGCACCACCTGTTGTAGCACTTGCGTCTTGGGTGTAAGTTACCACAGTTGGCAACACACTATTCACATAACCAACAGTTGTTAGGTCGTCTGTGTTGAACGGACCAAACGGATTGATAGTTGCGTAAGTGCCTCCCATTGGGGCTGTATTAACGAAACTTACACCACCGTTGGCATTGACAGTGCCAGTTGTAATGCTGTTGGTTGTAACACCATTAAACTGCACATTGTCGCTTGTGCCTACTGCTTGACCAATAGCAACAGTGGCTGTGTTGGCATCTGTATAACTTACGGTCACACCTGTGCCATCAGCAAATTTAACTGTGTCAGTTGTGGCATCACTACCAACCAAGTTTAGGTTAGTGCCGCCAGTTGTGCTACTGAAGTTTTGAGTATATGTTGTATTAACATCAGGAGCAGTGTTTGTAATGGTAATGGTGTTGGCATCAGTTCTGCTTACACTAATACCAGTGCCTTGTGCAAATTTGATGGTATCTGTAGTTGCGTCTGAGCCAACTAGGTTTAGGTTTGCACCACCAGTTGTAGCACTGGCATTTTGAGTGTAAGTTGTATTAGTGTCTGGCGCACTGATTGTGATGGTATTGGCATCTGTTCTGCTAACCGTCACATTGGTGCCACCTGCAAATTTAACACTATCAGTAGTCGCGTCTGATCCTACCAAGTTTAAATTGGCACCACCAGTTGTAGCACTAGAATCAATCGTGTAAGTTATGTTGGCAGGAAGTGCATCAACATAAGCCTTGGTCGTTAGGTCTAACGGATTTGTTGGACCACTTGGATTCAACGAAGCATAAGCAGTGATGTTATCAACAAATGTCAAACTTGTTCCACTTGGACCTAAAACACCACTTGTGTATTTGCCTGTTTGGATACGCAATGGAGTAGTTAAATTACCACGAGCGTTGATATTGATAAATGAGCCGTTATCAGTGTCGTTTGTGTTAAACGCAGATAACACAGCACTTGCGCTGGTAGTTGCATTAGGTGCTTCTACACGAAAACCACTTGTATTACCAGTTGTGCTACGAACTACAGGACGATTTAAACGGTCGTTGGCTTCACTGTAGGCAATAATAGTGCCTTGTGCTAAACCAATTTGTGTTCCATCTACTGCAAAACTGTTGCGAACCACAGTTGTGCCAACACCACTGCTGGCACCAATTTCTAAGGTTGTTGCTTCATCAAATGCATAGATTGTTGTAGGCGAATTTAACAAGTTAAATGTGCCTATGTTGTCTGTGTAAAGTGTAGTTGTGCCAATCAAACCAACATTACCGTCTGTGGGAGTTAATTTCAATCCACCAGTTGTGCTGGCGATTGTGTTGTTGTCTGTGATACCAACAGTGATGTTGCCAAAGTCGCCGCCGTTGGCAGTAATGTCACCATCTACAACTAAGTTGTTGTTAATGGTAGTTGTGCCTGTGTTGGCACCAATATTGATTGCGGTAGCCGCACCACCTAAATTGACGGTTGTTGCGTTTGCGGGGAAAATATTGCCAGTTGTGGCTGTTGTTAAAATGTTGCCACTTAAAACGATTAAATCACCACGAACAACTAAATCACCTTCTGGCGTTGGGATAGGCGTGTCAGCACCACCATACAAACTGGTTGAGTTTGTAGATTGGGTATTTTGCTGATTAACACTGCCGTATAAACTTGAACTGCTTGTCATCTTGTGTTCCTTATTTGATGTTGTATTGGCGATACTGTCGTGGTTGCCATACACTTGTTAAACGAGTGTGACCACCACTCCACTTGCCAAGGTTGTTTTGATCTTCAACCACATTCCAAGCATCTTGGAACTTGGCTTGATACACTGCGGCATCAGTTTCATTATGGCGTTTGATGTAATATTCGCGTAGTGTAGCATACACATAACCTTCAGGCCAAGTTTGTAGCACTGCGTTGTTTTGAACAGTTAAACCAGTTTGTGTAATACCTGTGATAGTTCCTGCTACTGGAGTTGTTCCACCTGTGGCTGTGAATGAAATGCTTGTAGCACTAAGAATACTTGCCACACGATATACACCACCAACACCAAGTTTGCCTGTGCCATCAGTGGCGTAAATTTCGTCACCAACTGCCAAGTCACCAACCGTGGTCATACCAGTAATACGACCAGTCCAAGGACCACTGCCAGCAATAGTGCCAACTGTGCCTGTAGCACTGATAACTTCATCTGTGACAGGAGCAAACAACAAGGGCCAAGCCTTGTAGTAATACATGTTGATTAGGTCGCCTTCAGCAATGTAAGGTAAGAATTGATACTTGTCAAAAACTTCAGAAAATTTACCACGAATAACTGCTGGCACATTAACTGGTTGCAAGTATAACTGAGCAATCATGCTTTGTGTAATAATGTCACGATCACCAACACGGTCATACACAATCCAAGGACCAGTTTGACTGCTTTGGTTGCCAGTTGTGGAAAACACCAATGTGCCACTTACTGTGCCACTGTTAGCAAGATTTAATGTAATAACAGTTCCAATGCCACCTGCACCAACAATATTACTGATAGTTGCACCTGCGGCAATACCAGTGCCACTTACAACCATGTTATTTTGTAGGGCTTGTGCAGGAATACTTGTTAAGGTAATTGTGAATTGACCACTAGTGCCAGTGGCAGTAGCAGTTGTTGTAACTTGCTGACCTTGTTTGAAGAACAAAATTGGCTTGTTCATATCACCTGGAATTGGGATGCGTCCATTGGCATCAGCAACGCCAATGTTTTCTGGAGCATACGGATCACTGCGTAGTGCTGGCAGTTCGATGTTACGCATACTCATCTCTGCCATGAAAATGCACTGCTTGATTTCTGTATCGTTTGTGCTACCAGTAAAGTCTTTGATAAAACTTACAAGATCATCGCCTGTTGGGATAATAAACATTCTTAAATTCCTTTAAAGTATTTCTTCTCACCCTTTTTAGTTGGGTAAGGCACTGAGATTGGGATAGGCAATTTGCCGCCAGGATATGTCACATACTCTGGATATTCTGTTTCCACCACACGATAAAATTGTGCCTTTAAGGTTCTATCGTTCTTTAATGCGTTCCAAGGAATACCATCAAAGTATTGGTCACTGATACGAATGGCAATAACTGTTGGTAAATCCATCCACTTGTAAGTTAGTTTGCCATCTTCTCCAATTGGAGCAAGCGGGTCTAACATACCTGCTTCCGCAGTTTTTCTGTATTCTCTAACACCTGCTTTGATTGCTTCAGTGTTTTGTTGTTCGCGTTTGATGTAGAACTTACCATCTTCGCGCCCTGTTGTCACAATGATATTACCACTTTTATTGGTGCTGGTTCGTGTCCAATCACCTTTCATGCTACGATATAGGTCATCGTTTTGTAGCAGTCGATCTGCCATACCGTTGTGGTTTGTAATCATGCCGCCATGATCTTGACGCCAGTAATTTACATCTTTTTCTGGGTCTTTATCGTCTAGGTATTCTGGGTTATTGTAGTCGCTCATAGTGTTATTTAGCGTTTGAAACTAGGCGGACATAAGAAAAGGGGCACGAAGCCCCTTTTCTGTGTTTTCCAAAATCTTATTACAGATTAGGGAGTAACATCGCCTGCGCCTGCATTTACACGAGATACCAAAGCCGCTGGACGGGCACTTGGTAGTGTTGTGCTTGTGCCTGCTGTGATGTTGTTCAACATACCAACACCTGCTGGGTTACGCACAATTAGTGTGCCTTCAAGTAAAAATTGATCTAAACTTGCGTCAGCGTTTGAGAACACTTCGTTGTTTGGACCTAAATCACGTAAAGAACCCCACTGAACAACATCTTCGTTCAAGAAGTAAATGCTGTTGCTTACACCTGCTTGGTCCATGATCCAAGAATCGTGGATTTCGTATGTGTAGTTGAAGTCGCCTTCGTATGTCTGAATTGTGTCGCCACGAGCACTATCAACACGGTTGATACCACGAGACTGAGGCATGTTGTCAGAAAGACTTGTGCGTAGGCTTGTAGGAGCAACAACAGTGCGAATCTTGGCGTTGTAACGCTGTTCAGCAACAGTTACCAACTGCTTGTATAGAGCAGGAGAGAACAACTGGTTTGTGAATGTGCCAGCGTAGTAGTTGCTACCGTTAGCACTGATGCTTAATGTATCAGCCGCACTTGTAGAACTGTCTGTTGATTCGTTGTTTGTGAAGGTTGTTAAACCTGTCAATGTGCCACTAGTTGTGTTGAAGGATTGTGTGCCTGCAAAAGAAGCCAATGAACCCATACGACGACCAGTTTGACCACTTGGCAAGCCACTAGCAGTGCCAGATTGACCTGCATACTTTGTGCCAATTTGGTCGTTACGAACCAATTGCATCTCAACGTCGAACATCAATTCGATCAATTGCTTAACTTCCATATATGCTTGGGGGTCGCCGCCCGCTTGCATAACTGCACGAGCAGTTCCAGTTGAAGCAATAACTGTAGAGAAGATTTGAGTATAGTTACCCAAGTTGTAACGTGAGTTAGATTCACCTTGGTTAATATTAACTGCGGCACCTTCCATTTGTGCCTGAACTGCTGGAGCGCGATAGATATCGTCAGTCCATAATGGTAGCGTAGAATTAACTTTACGCTTTTTGGACATAGCCATGTTCAATACTGGTGTATCGTCTTTTACACGGTTAGACACATCTAGGTCTAAGTCCTTAACAACAATGTCTGAACCGTAAGCGGTAGTTCCGTTACCAATCTGACTCGTAGTGATTTCTGCCATGATTTTATTCCTTTAAAATAAATTACCTTGAACCTCTTGACTGTCGCAATCTTTGCAACTGAGCCACTAAGAGGTTGTCTGCGGCTTTTTTGTCGCCGCTTTTGGCTTGCTCACGAAGTTTTGAAATATCACTATCTCCACTGCCACGCTGTGTTGATGATCCTTTACGACTTGTCAATGCCGCCATGCTATTACCAGCACTTTTTGCGGCGGGTTTGTCTCTGTATCGCAAACCATCACGGACTAGGCTTAACAATCCTTCGTCACTTGATAGCAAGTCGATATTGGCAACGCCTGGAATAATCTCACCACGGGCTTCAGGCCATAGTTTCGCAATCTTGTCTCGCACTTCATTAAAGACAAATTCATTTTTCAGTTCTTTGTCTGTAAAGTTCTTACGAGCATGATCTAAACGCTCTACTACCTGTTGGGCACGCACTGCACGGAACTGATCTACTGCTGGCTTCAACTGTCCAATGACTTGTTGTTGCTGGCGAATATATTGTTCGTTCTGTTGCATACCTGCCTGAATCCGCGCAATTTGCGCTGGATCACGGGTTTGTGCTAACTGCTGTTGGAAAGTTGTTTGATAAGATTGCGTTTTTAAAATCTCATCATAGGCTTTCTGCAACTTAGGTTGCACAGTAAATTCCATTGCCAAAGTCAAACCTTCTTGTCTTGATCGCACATCGTTTAAGTATTCCTCAAACTCTGCCTTATCAACTTTTAGTTGGCGTGCTTCTTCGTGTATTGCGCTACCTTGACCTAGAATTGCGGCGGCTTTCTTGGCATCAATGACAACTTCTTTACCATTCTTCATAAATTTGAATTTGGCGTTTGGGTTCGTTTCTGCGAACTCAATAAAGTCAATCAATTCGTCTGCACTAGAATCATTACTACCAGTGCTTACAGTATCATCATACTGGGCATCTGCTTCTTGATTGTCGCTGGCATATTCTGTGTCGCTAGTATCAGCAACTTCAGCATCAGCATTATCGCTGGGTGCTACAGGGCTTGAGTCTGCTGCCGCATCATCTTGACCTGTTGCAGTTTGTTCAGTAGCACGAATTTGGTTACGCATGGTGGTTTCACGCATTGCGGTCATTTTCTGTGCTATAGAGTCCAAACTTGGAACTGCGCTTTGACTAGTATCCGCACCTGGGGTGTTAGGACTTGTCGTTGTATCTGTCATATCTATCCTTAAATTGTATAGGGTCCGTATGGATTACCTGTATGTTTATTTAGTATTTGTTTATTGTTCTGTCGAAATATTTTCAGTGGCTTCTGCTCTCAACAACACTGTTCGTTTATAAACAGCACTTTTCAGTGTATTCACAAAACTATCAATGCCACTTAACTGGTTTGCCAGTGCTACTCGTTCTGCATTTGCGTCTGGAGTATGAGTGCGAATGTTTGCCAAACTATCATTTACTTCAAATTTAAAGTGGTGTATGAACATAGCCAAGTCACGATTTTTCAGCAGGGCTTCTGCCAAACTGCCATAACTTTTTACAGCATCTCGCTGACTTGGCGTAAGTTTCTTAACATTACTTGTATCAATTGTGAGCCTACGATTGTAGGCATCAACTGCTTCTTCACTAATCATTGCGTTTCCTTAAAATTGTAGTTATCAGTTGTTGTAGTCAGTTGGTTTGCCAGCCGCCATTGCCATAAAGTTCAATTGCGAGTTGGCATCAGTGCCAGCAATTTCTGCTTCAATTTGTTTGGCTTTTGTATCATTCAACTTTGCCGCACTGATATCCTTTTGATCTGTTGGGCTTGGCTGTTTGTTTGCACCTGCGGCTTTGCCTGCTTCGATCATTGCCATGACTTCTTCATCAGTTGGCAAGTATGTGTTGCAGTCTTTTACGCCAAGCACATATAAGGTATCTTCAAACGGCTTCTTGACTTTCTTGAACATTTCTGGTGTTAAACTGCCAGCACCAACCATTGCTTGAACCATTTGATACAAGTCTGTTTGGCACTTTTGGATAATTTGTAGGCGACCAAGTGCGTTTTCATCACTCATCATGCCCAACGCCAATTCCAAATGCACTTGTTTGCGGTCACAGAAGTTCATGTCATCCCATGCTAGGAAGTCTAGGAACTCTGGCTTTTTGTCTGGGTGACTGCTTTGTGCCAATTTCTTAACACCGTAGTCATCACCATACTGAATTAAGGTGCGCCATACCAACCATAAGGCTTCTTTCAAACCTTCCGCCGCATTGCGAACTGTGTTGTCTTGGATAATTTGGTTAGGCGACAGAGCCATCTGCAACTTGATACCTGAATTGCCAGGTGCCATAACTTCTGGGTTGAACACATCTTGTGGTGTAGTCATACCTACCATTGCCATAGTATCTTGTTGAATACGGTTCATTGCAACTTCTAAGAACTGTAGATTACCGCTTGGAGGTGGCATTTGGTAAATGTCTTTGCTTGGGTCAAACTTACTGTCTAAAATAAAGATTGCACTTTCACCGTCTTGCATCATTTCAAAATCAACACGGTCTGGTTTAACACCAATACGAGGTGTAGCAGTTAGCAAGCCCAATTGAATCTCAGCACGAGCCGCACTGGTTTGGTATTCCTGCATTGGAATAACACTTTCAGCAATACTCATACCATAGAAGTTTCCTGGCAGTGGTTTTGGACACATGTTGGCAACAGGAATAAACTCTACTTCTCTAGCACTAATGATGTAACTACCACTATAGATAAGTTCCACTAGTTCCAATTCACCATCACCGTCAATGTCATACTTGTTCCAAACAGTAACGATACTAACTTGGCGACTATCTGGATCAGCACTAGCCGCACTACTTACAGGAATACCCATAACTGGCACACTGTCACGAGCGTGAATAGCCAAGTTGTTCAACACTGAACCTGCTTGGTAAGCACCGTTCATGTTGTATTCTGCATACTCACGGAATTCTTCCAAGTTGATGCCTGGATATAACTCAAGGGCTTCTTGAATTGTCATTGGGTCGTAGTAACCGCAGAAAGGTTGATCTTTCATTTCAGGCACAGTTGGATCACAAATCCAATAGTGCTGTGCAATAGGATGGAAACGAATGTTGATGTTGTAGCCAGTTAATTTATATTTGGCTTTGTATGTGGTGTTGCGACGAATACTGTCTTGGATAATGCTTTCTTGTTCGTCTAAGTTGCCTTGAACGATAGCATCGCCTTGCTCGCCAAACTGTTGGGCTGCTTCATCACTTTCAGTAATGTCTAGCATGAACTTTTGAGCAACGCCTTTGGCATATTCTGTTTTTTGTGTGCCTAGAAGTTGTGTGGCTTCTTCCATGACTTTCATCATATCCACTGTTTCGCGGCGTTTGCTTTGGCGTAGTGCAGTTAAACCTGCTTCAGCGGCTTGTAATTCAAATGCTCGTAATTGATCTGCGGTTCCGCTGGTTTCGACATAACGAACAATTTGCTCACGGACTGGCTTAATCATCATCATGCCGTTTTTGTGCATAACTGAGTCCATTGCCCAACGTTCCATTACAAAGTGCGGGTCATTCATTTGATTGACAACCTTGCTGACCATGTTTGTGGCTTGTCTTGCCGCGACTTCATCTTCCTCGCCATCAGCAACAAAGTCAAAATTGATTTCGCCATTGGGAGTAAGACCCTTGGCAATAACGGCTGTTGCGTAATCCACAACTGGTTTTACACTGGGATGGATGTAGTCAATGCCATTGACAGGTGCAGTAGAATCAGTAACTGCAAGGCACAGGTAGTGATAGTCTGACGCACGATTTACTGCGTTTTTGGTGCCTAGATAACGCAAGTAGGACGCCATTTTAACGTCCATTTGGTTCTTCATGCGGACAAAAGTGGCATTAGTCTTGTTGTTTTGATTAATGTCCTGCACAGGGATATTCTTGATGTTTAACATCTGGTTAAGTTTCCTTTACTGATTTCTTATTTAGCATCAGTTGTATTCGCCTGGCATAATGATGCGGGGCGTGTTTGCCTCCTCAACTTGCTTGGCATAGGCTTTTGCCACTTGTAAATCACACGCATGGCAGTAATATGGACCGTCCTCATCATCCATTTCATAAATTGTGTGAGGAATCGCATTGGCTAACATGGCCATTTCAAACACTCGCGCATGATTTTCACACAAAATGGCAGGGGGTTGATCTGCCACTGTTGTCAAAAACTTACCGTTCATTTCTTGTTTCATTGCTGTTCCTTAATCTGCACTAAATGTCTTTTTCCAAGCAGGCTTGTTGCTCTCATCTCTGGGACGATAATACTTATCTCGTGCCGCAGCCATGCGTTGTTGCGGAGTTCTGTTGTCCCAGGGTTCAGCAATGTTTTGCAAACAAGCCAATAACGCATAACGAGCACTGTCAATAGTGTCGTCTGGGTCACTGAATCTGCCTCGTTCATCCACAAAGTAGTTGCGTGCATCACTTAGGAACTGCGTGCAGTTTTCATTGACTCGCAGGCTACCAACTTCTAACATTTGACGCATTTGGTTGATACCATAACTTTTGTGGTTGGTTACACGCCCTTCTTGGTCTGGTGGATTCATAATGGCTTTGTGATACACATTGAGTTCATAACTTTCAAACAACTCACGAATACTGTTACTACTCATGGTGTATCTGCCAGGAGTGCTAGCATCAGCAGGTAACACAATAGGAGTGCCAAACACTTCAGGGCGAAGTAAGTGATTGATATACTGACTTGGCACAGCTTCTTCAATGCCCTGCACACAAATTTGTTTGTGCAAATACGCAACTCGTTCATACGGTTCCCAATACATTAAGGTAATAACAGTTTGGTCATTGACAAGACCCAAGTCCAGTGCAATAACACGCTGTATGTTTGGTATGCGGGTGAAATCAATTTCACCAGTGGTGTAAGTAGGCCAATGTGCCAACTGGAACACAGCACCTTTGCCCATAACTGGCTTACCAGCAATACGGGCTTCTCGCTCATGCGGCAAATAATCTCGTTCCAACTGGCGACGAGTTTCTTTTAACAGGAACGGCTGACCCCATGGATCGTATTCAGGAACATCATCCCACGATACACGAATAAACTCATAGCCTTCTTGTTTGTTCCAGAATTTGCTTACAAGTCCGTTAAGTCCTTTGAGTGGTGTAAATGAGCATAGCACTTTACCCTGTGTGGTGGCAGTTCGTGTGACAATTTCTGAGAAGAAATCATCTGGTGGTTGCTCGTCGAAAACTGCCAAGTTAAGTTTAAAACCTTGCAATTGTCTTACCTCTTGCGTGTAGTTAGCAAATAGCAAATAACTCTTAGAACCTGAGACATGCTTGATTTCAACACCAATACAGTTAGCCCCATCATTGCGCATAGTATCAACAACAATACAATCACGAGGTATCGCACCAGTGCCCAAGTTTTCTGTAATTTTAACATCTTGTGTGCCCAACAATTCATTTTGTAGCACAAGAGCAACCTGCGACCAACCTTCACCAGCAACCATGCAAGTGATGGGTTTGTTGAAACGATGACCTTCCCACCAATCTGGATAAAGTCCAGTCAGGTGCATGGCAGTTTCATAACAGGTGCTTACTGTTTTGCCAATACGGTTTGCCGCAAGAATACCACGGCGTTCTGCACCTGCCGCACTGCCTGTTTTAAAGAAAGTCAGTTGGTGTTCAAACGGACGAAAGTATTTTAACTGGTTAAACTGCATGTCATCAGCAGTTTCGATAACCAAGTCTTGTAATTGATTTTGTAAGTTACTGGGCCAATTGCGATAAGTTTCTGGTGCTACTGAGTTAATGTCTAAACTGTATCGCAATGCCCTTGCCATTAGTGTTTCTACGCCAAGCACTTTTATTCCTGAAGTTCAATTAGGGTTGAGATAAAATGCTCAAGGTCTGTTTCATCCAACACCAATGTAAAGTGGCTCGCACCAGTATCCTCATCAGTGCGAACCAAACGCAGATAGATCACATCTGCATGACGAGAAATTTCTGCATCAACACGACTGGTTGCATGTTTGGTCAAGTTAATCATGAGCAATATCCTTGTGAATTTCATAAACTGCATGTAGTGCGTTGGCAAGACTTTCGATCTCAGCCGCAGTTGCTGTCCAAGTTTCTGGGTCATTGAGTTGTGCAGGTTTGTTGGTCATAACTGCTTGTAATCGTTCAGCAATCAACCGCAAGATATGCTCGCATTGACCTGGAAACTTTTGCACAAATGCTTCACGATGTGCATGATTGACCTTTTGTAGAATGAGCGTATCACGAGTCATACGCTCTTGCTGTGCTTGGTCAATCATCGTGTTACGGATGATTGGATCAGTCATTATTGAGAGATATCCCAAGGGTTGTGTGCTACTGCATCATTTAACGATACAAATTCACGGTCAATCCAAACTTCCCATTGGTTACTTTTATTGACTTTGTAAGTTTGCATCATGGCACGAAGTCGTTTGCCTTGTGGCGTTAGTGTTCCATCTTCACGCATAATAACTTGTTCGCCAGTGCGTGGATCAACCCAACGGATAACTTCTGGACGGGTGCGACCAAACTTGTCAATCTTTTCGCCGTATGGACGCTGTTCAAGTGGTCCTAAAATTTCATACGAAATCATGCCGTTGTTGTATTTGCGAAACAACATACTAACTCGTTTATCTTGTGCTCGTGCTTCTTCATCAGGATGAGGAATAACGTTGCTTAGGAATACATTTTGCACTGTATTTGGTGCTGGCAATGCACTTGAACGAGCAGGTGGTTCTTTGATTGGATCAACTGGCACTAATTCTGTGCGATCAATATAAGGATTATCGTTGCCAATAAATTTAGCATCAACTGCAACACCGTTAAGTGCATCCATTGCTACTTGATACTTTAATTTGTTGGCACGACCTTTTAAACTTAGCACAATGCCAGTTTCGTCATAAACAAATCGTTCTAGGTCAGTTGCTGTTGGAAAGTCTGTCATTAGACCTTCTAAATCATATTCACCTGCATTGACTGCGGCAGGTTGCACAGGCGCAGGAATGTCTAGCACTTCTTTGGCTACGGCATCTGATCGTGTGCGTTTTGTTGGAGTTTTTGCAACTGGTTCTGGTGTTGCGGAGTCGTCCCAAGGATTTTCGTTGGGCGTGTTTGATTTTTGCATGTTCATTTCCTTTATTTTCTATGCAGTAGCAAGGGGAGTCTGTCCCCTTGCTGTCGTTCTATTTAGCGAAGTCTAGTGCGTGTGGTTGGGCGCAAAGTTCTAGCACTTTGAACAGGAATACCTGCTCTTGGTGCTGTTCGTGGTTGCTGTCTAACGCCAGGGGCATTAGGTGGAGCAAAACGATTTACTGGTTGCGGTGCTGGCATGCTGCCAATAATTGGGCTTTGTCTATTATAATTTTTGGCACCTGGCAAACCAAATATATCCATTGGATTTTGTTCAATTGGTGCTGGACCAAAACCAATTTGCGGACCTTGTGGATTGCCAGTGGTCTGATCGCCTGTTATTGGTAATCCAAAACCAACTGTTTTACCGCCGCCCATACCGCTTGTTGGCATAGGTTGTTGTGCAGGATATGGTCCTTTGTTCAAATCAGCCGCAGGGTCATATGAACTGGCGATACCGCCAAGCATAGGTTGCTGTCCAAGGATTGAACCAAGGCCATTGCCAACTACACTGCCAATACTTTGACCGCCTAGTGCTTGATTGAACGCACCGCCAATTGGTGTTGCGCCCAGAATAGAATCAATACCTTGACCAAGCACATTGCCAGCATTTTGACCGCCAGTAAAAGGCATGTCAGTATTGGGATTGAAACCAAAGCCCATTTGCGGACCTTGTGGATTGCCAGTGGTCTGATCGCCTGTTATTGGTATGCCAAATCCTGTAGATTTGCCACCGCCCATGCCTGCGTTATTCCCCACGCCTGGGTTCCATCCGCCACTCATGATTACTTCTTAAACTTCTTAGGCAACTTGCTTCCGTTAGCAGTTGGGTTAGACTTAGGACCAGTATTGCTGTGCAAGCCTTCTAGGGCTGGATTGTTTGTGGCTTGGGTGCCGCGACCACGCATGCTTAACGCATCTGTAATCATGTTGGCAATAGTGGCACGCTCACTACCAGTGGCGGCTTTTTCACTCATAAATGTGCTACGCTTTGTAGCATTGCCTGCGTTACCAGTTGTTGGTCCGCGTTTTTGATTAACGGCTTTACCGCCTTGTGGATTAGTGCTCATTATGCGTTTCCTTTTGTTGGTCCGCGACCGTAGTTAAAACTTTCTTTGCCAGTTTTAGGCATTTCCTTTGTGCCACCTGCGTTACGCACTTGTGGTTGGTGGCATCCCATTGTAATTTCTTTACCTGCTGGCACTTTTGTAGAGCCGCCTGTGGGACCACGACCAAAATTTACTTCACGACCATCGTTGCTGTGACCAGTGTGTTGATTCTTGGCAAACTTGTCAGCACTGCGACTGAAGCCTTCGCTACCGTAAATGGCTTTGTAGCCGTTAGATTCTTTCATTTTGATTTTCCTTTTTTTGCAGTTTTGGCTGCTTGTTTAAAAGCCTTGGCGGTTGGAGCACCTTTTGCGCCTGCTTTACGCATACGCTCTCCTGAGCCTGCGGCAATTCTATCGCGTTTTGCCGCAATATTGGCATACAAGCCAGGTTTCTTCTTTTCCGTCATGCTTTATTTAGCCTCAGGATTAACGCCTACAAGTCGTGCTAGTGCTTCTGCAAATGCCGCCTGTTTTGCTTCAATAGCATCTTTGCTATCTGTAATTTCGATCTTTGCCATGTTGGTCATAACTTTGTTCAAGATTAGGTTATGATACTTCAAGGTGGTTTGAGTATCGTTGTTCATACGGGCTTCTAAAAAGTCCTCGACCAGAATATCCTCATAATCACGACCACCACTTTTGGCTTCCAGTGCTTCAAGCAATTGCTTGATGCTGATATTTTCACGGGCACCTTTGGGACGACCTGCTCCTGGTCTTGCGCCTCCACGACCTCCGTTTGGCTTTGCTTTTTGTTTGTTCTTTTCCATATATTTTATTTAGCAAGCCAGTAGCAGTTGCGGTAAATACACTATCATTGAAAGGACTTGCATATGATAGAATACACTTGGCAACTTGCCACAGGACTTGACGTTCCTGATATTGTTAAAATGGCTCAAACTCATTTTCAGAACGAGATTGATACTGTTTTCACTCCTGATCCTGTGGCATATAGCCGCAATATCACCTTTGCTGTGGTAAATCAATTCTACCTTCCTGGTAGCGACTTACTCACAGTTGCAAGAGATGCTAGTGGCAAACTCTTGGCATACAATTGGGCAAAAAGTAATGATCGTGCGGCATGGAGTGACGACAATATGGTTGTCATTCGCATGGTGCATGTTGATCTACAACTTGCCACTCGTGATCGCTTACGAATAATCACTGATATGATGAACCAGTGGGAGCAATTTGCTCGTGCCACTAACAATCCCATCATCTGTTCAACGACTATGCGTAAAGACCAAGATGCATTTTTAAAACTGCACTCGCGCAACGGTTATGATGTGCGAGGCAGTTATGCTTATAAACGATTAACCTAAAGTTGATCGCAACTGCCAAACTTGTTTAGCAATAGCCAATATGCGTTCTTGTGCGTAGTTGGCTATTTCTTCGTGATCTTCTTCTTCAGCAACTTCATCTAATTCAATATAACATTGTTTTAGGTGTTCTAAATCTTCTAACACCATACTCAACAGTTCTTCAGCATCGCCTTCTGCTGGCATGGGTTTAATATGGCTACCATCTACAATGTCAAACATGTCAGCAGGCATAAATGCATCCAATGTGCGTAGCAATTCACCAATCACATCAATTTGTGATTGTAGTGATTCGTAAATGCCACCTAATAACTCATGGTCACTGGTAAAGTTTCTGCCTGTGATATTAACATGGGCAACATGGCTACGGAAATAAGCCACGAAATTGTCATTAAAGACTTGGGTTAGTTGTTCAATTGTTTTCATGTGCTTATTTAGTCCATTTTATTCATGGCTTTTTTGATTTGTTTTGCAAGTTTGGTTGCATACTCTACATCAACTTTACCAGTGGCAGTTTCAAATCGTTGAGAAAGTTGTTCAACACCACCTGCTTTTAAGAAATCTTTACGCTGTTGCGGGTTTAAGTTTTCATAAATTCTAAATGGCTTTTTCACAATAGTGTAATCACCATCAATGTATGTGCCTGTTGGCAACTTATCACCACTTAATCTTGCCATTGCAAATTCTTCCATAAACTCTTTTTTGGTCATGGTTGGTTCAGGTGCAGGCGAACCTAATTCTCTTGGGAATCCTTCTGGTTTTTCTGCATATGTTTTGCTTTCAAATACTTGACCATCTCTGTGAGATTTGCGAACCACATATTCTTTGTGTTTGCCCATGATGTTGGTGATATACGAAGTTTCGCTGCCTGTGGATGGATCATAACTGATATGTTCGATTCTACCAGGCTGTTTGATTTCGCGTGACACTACACCGTCAGGCAACTTGTAAGTGATATCGTGGCTGGCAGGACTTGTAATCTTGTTTAAAATTGCTTCATCCCATGCCATGTTAATATCACTAAATGGATTTTGTCTGGAACCTAATGTGGCTTCATTGCTCATCATTTCCATTGAACCACCACGCAACCGTTTCATGCGTTCTTGAGCGGCGTTTAATGCGGCGGCTTCTTCTGCTGGATTGACAGGCTGAATATTTTTGTTGGCTTCTTCCATTTGGCGCATTTGACCACGGATACCACCAGTGCGAGCATCTAAGCCCAAATCATTGGCTGGAGTTTTGACCTGCTTATACATCCAATCACTCATGGCTTTTCTGCCATCAGCCCAACCCATTTTACTAATGTCTGGTGCAGTGCTCCAATCCAACAACACACCTGCATCAGCCGCAAATTCATCAAACACACTGTTATCAACAATGTTGGTTTTGTTGTTGCGTCTGATACCAGTGTTGGTAGTTGTGTCAATCATGTCTTTGACAACTGCCGCATCAGTCATGGTATCTGATTTTAAACCCTGACGGAACAAGTAATCTGATCGTTCAGCAGGAGTCATTCTGGCTAGGCGTTCTGCTTCAGTGCCACGACCCAAGTTTTCTGCTGTGCCACTAAATGTTTCACGATTCTGAGCACGAGTTTCTTCCAAACCAGCACGATGCTGATTGATCTTGTCAAGGAAACTTGCACGATTGGCACCCAAGTCAATAGGTGCTGGCGGTGCTTCGCCTGCCGTTTCAAATATGCCTGCACCTTTTTTACCACTGCGTGCTTGAATTTGAGCAAGGATTTGTTCAGGTGTAAGTTTTTGTCCCAACATGCTTTCAACAGGTGCTACTGCTGGAGCAGGAGTAATAGTTTCAGGCGCAACTGGACCAATAGTAGGTTGCGGCGCAACTTGACGAGGACCAGTTGGTTGAACACGGCTTGTATCAATTTCGTAAGGCAAGTTGAAACTTTCACCTTCAATATTCACACGACGACCTGGACCGCCCATAGGAATTGTTTGAGGTGTTGGAGTTGGTGAATAACCCAACTGTGGTTGCACAGGAGTAACTCTTGCGGCGGCGGCTTCACGAATAGGTTGTGGAATATCACTTGGCTTTACTGCGCCAGGTGCAATAAATGGATTACCACCCTGATTTAATATTGTTTGTTGTTCAGGTGATAATGATTTGAATCCTTTGCGTGCTAAGTATGCATCTGCGGCACCTTGTGCTATACCTAATGCGCCACGCATACCAGTTAAAACAGGAATACCACCTGTTAAAAACATACTGCCAATGTCAGCGGCGGCAGTATATGGATTGCTGTATGTTTCACCAATTCGCTCACCAAACGCACGCATTGCTTGACCAGACGCAGGAATTTCACCGCCACTTAACGCAAGCACAGGAGCAGGTGCTAATTCACTAATAGGGCGCACAGCACCTTCGCTCATTGGCAATCCTGCTTCTAATCTTGCCATTTCAGCGGGTGGAATAAAAGTATCGCCTAATGGAATACGGCTACTTGGAACTTGATAACCAGTTGGTGTTTCTCCAGGCTTGGCAATGTAACCTGTGGCTCTGCCTGCCGCACCTTTAATAACATCTACGGGGGCTTTAACAACTGCTTTACCTGTATTAACAGCACCACGACCAACTGCGCCTGCTACTTTAGGAACTGCTGGGCCTGCACCCATCATCAAACTGTTTAACATGTTGCCAACATCGCCTTCTGGCAATCCAGTTGTTTGTGCAACAGGTTGAATCACACTGCTTTGCAAACCTTCGCCAATGGCTGTGCCAATTTGACGCAAAGGTGCTTGTTCATAGCCTTGCGTGCCAGTAACGCCAAACGCACGACCAAACACATCCTTTGGACTAGTTGTTTCTGCTGTTGCTTGTTCTGGGCTACGCCCTGCCGCACGAGCCAATGCATAAGCACCATAATCTAAGGTGCCTGTTAAGGCATTTAATGCGGAGTCAGCCAGACTAGCACTACTACGCCCAAAGGTTTGTAGTGCTGATTCTGGTTCTGTCTTTTTAAGATAAGCATCAGGGTCAAAACCAGACTTCTTTTTCTTATCTTCTTTATTCAGATATGCATCTGGATCGAACTCTGCCATGTTTATAATCCTAATCGTTGTTTAATTTGTTTGGCTCTTGGGTCATCAGGGTTATTGCGTGCCCACTCAAGTGCCTGTGTATCTTCTCTACTTAACTTCTTAACAGGTTCTTCTTTGGCAACTGCTGGGGCATTGCCTGCGGCACCGCCAGCACCAACTTGAGTTTGTGCGTAACCTAACTTGCGCTTTAATTCAGCACTGCGACTTTCAATCCATTCTTTCATAAACTCAGGATCGCTGTTGGCACCTGGCTTGTTTGCTGTCCAGAACTGTAAATCAACTGTGCTTGGATTACTACCTAATGCTTTCATACCTTCAACTGCCAACTTATTAACAGTGTCTAAAACCAACTTGGTATTTTTAGCATCTTGCGTTTCAAACTGTGCGCCAATACCTTGTGCAATTGGACCACGACCCACGATAGCACTACCAAGACTACCAACATTGTGCTTGCCACTTTCTAAGATAGGCAATACTTTATTGTCGATACTGTTAATCATATTTTGCGTGTCAGCACTGGCTGCTACAGTTTTGCCTGCTTCAGTTGCAATTTCTTTTGCGGCTGCTTTACCTGCTTCAAGTTGGCTAATTGATGGACGAGCACCAGCAGGAGCAACGCGACCTTGTGGGGCTTGTGCTAGGGGAACTGGAGCAACAGGCGCACCACTACCAGCAGGTGCTGATAATGGAGCAATTGTGCCAGCAGGTTGTGGCGCAACAGGAGCCGCAGGTGCAGGAGCACCGCCAGCAATTTGTGGCACAGCAATATTAACTTCAGCAGGTTGAACAGGAACAAAACCTTGACCAACCAATGCTTTGTTATAGTCACGCAGGATAGCCATCTGTTCTTCAACGCCTTTGCCTTGCAATTTAAGGTTGATTTCTTGAACTTGACGAGCACGCATGTCTGCCAATCCGCCAGTGCTCGACTGCGGACGGAAACCTGTCATACCACGACGACCTGTATCAGTTTGGATATACGATTGACCAGTTTTCTTGTCTGTTACAACACGACCAACTTCACCAGTTTTGTCATTGATGTATGTGCCACCAACTAAATCTAATTCACGCTTGCCACCAGTTGCAAAACTTGCAAGTTGTTCTTGCGTTAGAGGTTTGTTGTCTGCGGAGATACCTTTTAGGGGCATGCCTTTGGCATTGACTTGAATTAAGGCTGTTTCGCCTTTTTCATTGGACACACTTTGCCACTTGTTGCCAAAGCCTAGTTTAACTGCTTCTTCACCAGCAAGTTGTGGGCTTAGGAAACCAAGCAAAATCATTTTAACCCATGAACCATCTTGATTCTTTAATTCATCAGCAATAGCACGACCAGCCTTGGGATCACCACTTGCGGCGGCTTGGATTGCTTGAGTGGCTTGCTCTTTAGCCGCACTCATTTTAAAATCTTGTTCTAGTAAAGCACGAGCCTGTTCTTTGGCAACAGTTTGCATTGCTGGAAACTGTGCGAACTCAGGTTGCTTGCTGATCTCCATCCACTTGAACGGGTCTTTGCCTGCTTCTTCAAACAAACGATTACGAAACTCTGGTGTATCACGAGGTTCCATACCACCAGCCATTAAGGGGCGATTGTTTGCACCCAATATGGTGGTTGTGCCATCTGCATTGGTGATTAAACGATTGCCTTCATCATCAATTTGCATGCGTGGTTGTGCCGCACCTTGAGCCGCCATTGCTTGCGGTGAAATTGGTGCCGCAGGTGGAGTAATTGTTGCAGGACGCTGTGCTTGACCTTGTGGTAATGTTCCTGCTTGAGCACTTGGAATCATTGCATTGAATACCTTGCCCAAATAACCTTGAGTTTCACGAGGCAACTGTGCAGGATTCATTTGACCAGCATTGGCGGCAATGTTCAAATCAACACGACCTGGACCTGCATTGTAGGCTGCGGCGGCTGCTCGTTCATCACCGTTATACTTTTTCAATAATGCTTGGTAATATTCTTGACCAACACGATTGTATTCTTCTGGAGTTTGATCTGCGGCTGGACGAACGCCAAAGCCTGGATTAGCCGCAGTTGCAGGCATAACCTGATTGCGGAACATGGCACCAGCAGGGCTTGTTAATGGACGACCTTGTGCATCAAAATCACGACCGCCACTTTCCACCTGTTGCATGCGAGCAAAAGTTTCTGGATTTACAGCCGCAGGGATTTCTTCCTTGACAGTGTGAGTTTGACTACCATCACCGTAAGTGGTGACTTCGCGTTTTGTTTTTACTTCTGAAGCCAAACGCTTACGGCGTTCTTCTTCAGTTTCGTATGAGTATGGATCAACTGCTTCAATATCAGGACCCACATAATTACCAAATGCATCATATGCCATATTATTATTCCTTAGTATCCCGTTATTAAGGCATGATGCCTTTAAAATTTAAACCAGCCTCATAACCAGTTTTGGTTGTTCCTTGAGTGCCACGGAAATCTGGCGTGTATGTATTCTGTGGTGTGCCGTATAAGATACTGGCGTATTGTGAATACAAATCTTGCGGAGTCTTTGCCGCACTGACACCTGCACCAGCCGCACCAAGTGCTTGACCAAGACCACCTTGACCAAGTTGTGCCAACTGTGACGCCGCACTTAATCTTTGACCAGCAATTTGTTGCATGATATCGCCAGCGGCTTTCATCTGAGCACCTTGAGTAGCACCAGCCAATTGACGATCAGCCAAGGCTTGACGAGCACTGCGTAAATTACCACTAGCACCAAACCCGCGACCTTGCATTTCCAAGTTCTGTGCGTATTGTGCTTGAGCAGGTGCTAGTGCATTTTGAATCTGAATACGCTCATAATCTGGATTGAACAAGTTTTCTAATCCACTAATACCAGTGCGTAATGCACTTTCGCCAGTTGAACCTACAACATCTTGCACTTGTCGAGCAACACCTGCTTGGTTCTGTGCGGCACTATTGACACCTGGAGCATAACGATTCCAAATATCAGTTGCACCTGTTGTGGCGTTTTGATATGCTGGAATGATTGTGCCAGTCAGCAATTGTGTTTGTGCCGCAATAGCCGCACGTTGCTCTGGTGTTGTGATTGGGGCTGAACTGCCGCTACTTTTTCCAAAACTCATAATATTTTTCCTTGTCTGTATTTAGTGCAAGTTAAACTTGCGGCGCAACTGGACCAGTTATGGTGCCTACTTGTGCTTGATAAGCAGGGTTCTGGACTAGTGCCGCCAACTGCTCTGGTGTTAATTGTTCATACATCTGGTCAATGCCAAATGGATTTTGTGGTGCAACTGGCACTGTGTTGTAAGCAGGTGCATTAAATGTATCGCCAGTTTGGAAACCATGCGAACCCCAATAGTATTGGTTTTGCACATCGTTTGTTGTGTTATAAAACGGCTCTGGTTTAATAAAGCCAGGACTCAAGCCAATGTCTGTGACGGGTTTGGTCAAGTTAGCAAACTGCGGAGGTGTATAACCTGAATCAACACCACCAGTAGGTGTTTTAGGTGTTGTGCCAGTGATAGGGAATATTACTGGTGGAGTTGTAGGTGTAGTAGGAGTTACTGGTGTTCCAGTTAAATCAACTACTGGTGGTAATTCTGTTACTGGACCCAAATCAGTATTGGCAACAGTGCTTGTTGGACGATCTGCTGTGATAGTGATTTCACCTGCATCACCTACTGGAGTCATATCACCTGGGGCTGGTGTTGAAGTGCTTGTGCCATCAGGGTGAATTGTAATCGTGCTACCATCGTCATACACATAAGTTGTGCCAGCACCTGTGTTGATACCGCCACTGGTTTCACTGCCACTGCTGCCAGTTTGAGTAGAACCTGTTGCATCACGAGAGATATAAGTTCCATCAGGATTAGTTGTGATAGTGCTCCCGTTGCTGAAAGTAGTAGTTACACTTCCGTTGTAGTTTTGTGTAGTTGTAGAACCGTCTGGATTGACTGTGACAGGAGCAACATAACTGTCTGGAATACCAAAGCCACCATCAGTAGGAGCAACTGCGCCAACAGCCTGAACCCAAGCATTGCTGGCTTGGTCATAGTAAGCACCTGTTGTTGGATTAACATAAGTTTCTAATGTGTCATCCCAACGAGCACCGTTTGAGTTTTCGATACTGGCAAGTTCAAAACCATCTGGCAATGTGCCAGTTCCTGGGTTTTCTGCACTGCGAGGCAAGCCTGAACTTTCCACACGGAAATCAGTAGTCATGTTGCCATCAATTGAGATTGGCATACCACTGTCAATTGCGGCTTGGTAATCACTTAACATCACTGTCTTGCCTGAATCCAACACAACTTCCATGCCATTTGGACCGTTATAAACTGTGCCAGGTGCTGAGTCACTGATACCAGTTGATACTAAATCGTGTGGCACTTTGACCTGACCTGTTGAGTTATCAAAACCAACTGGTAAGGTTTCAACACCAACGTTGTTACCACTGCCTTGAGCAACCAATTCAACACGACCACTCGTTGGATTGTATTCATACACTGGAGCCAACGAACCGTCAGTTGCAGGAGTAGAACTTACAGCACCACCGTCTGCGTTGTATGTTACAGTTGAACCGTCATCGTATGTGTATGTTGTAGAACCGTTTGGACTTGTGAAGAAACTTTGTGCTGTTCCTGCAAGGGCACCACCAGCCGCACCTGTTAAGGCACTCTTGATAATGTCGCCACCAGTTAAAGCACCTACAGTAGCACCTGCGGCGGCTCCACCTGCGGCACCACTTAGGATAGTTCCTGCGCCTGCACCGCTTGCCGCACTGCCTGCAACACCGCCAGCATAACCTGCGGCACCACCTAGTAGCGCACCTTCAAGAATGTTGCCACCGTGTTCAGCCGCACCTGCCGCACCGCCCAGAGCACCAGCCCAAACTGGCGGAACGCCAACAGCCATTGCACCAACAGTGACAATGGCTTGTAACGGATCATCAACAATTGCTTCTACTGTGTCGCCAATAAAATCGCCAACATCTTCTACAATGTCGCCAATGCCATCAAGAACATCTCCAACGAATCCACCGCACATATTATAATTCCTTTAAACAATTAAACCCCTGAGTCTTAAATCCCAAACGGTTGTAAAATCTTTCAACAACACGAGGATTGTCCCCTGTTGTTTGTCCCAACCATAATTGGCTGGCTTTTTGATCTCGTGCCCACTTTTCTAAATGGCTTATCAATTCTGTGGCTATGGTAGTGTTGCGGTATTCTGGTAATACAAACACACCAATATCCGTTACTCGTTTAACATCGTTGAACACACTTTCGTGAGCAACGCCACATACAAAAGCCACCAAACGGTCTGCATCATATGCCAGTTCAACTAAGGTCTTGGGACTACAAACCAAGGCACGAACCTTAGGCTCAGTTGCACAACCAAGTGTGGTATGTGCCAGCATTTGGTTGGTCAGTGTTACTATCTTTTCTACATCAGTTTCTACGGCTATTCTATACTGGATCATAGTTCTATTTAGTTTATGCCTTGACCACTTGAGTGCTTAGTGTTCGCACATCAATGGCATCACGAGTCACTTCCATATTACCAGTTGAATTAACCACACGGAACAGCAATTCCAAACGATAGGTATAAAAGCCAGGTGATGGTTCGTCAATGAATGTGTTGAACACACTTTCTTGGGTTGCCAGAGTGCCTGTCCCAGTTAAACCACTGAACAAGTAACTGCGTTGAGCAATGGTGGTATCAAATATGCGTCTGAGTTCTGGTGTTTGCGGACTACCAATATTAATATTGGTGTAACGGTTGATCGCCACGGTCAGTCGCAAGTTACTGGGAGTAACAGCCGCATAACTGATTCGTTGATTGACCTGACCACTAATAAACACACGATCAGTTGCACCAGTCACAGTGGCATTGGCAACGCAATCAGTTTGAACCCAATCGTTGGGGGCTGGAACGGCTGTGCCTACAGGTGGCTGAATCGTGCTGGTAAAAAACACAGTGCCGCCTAAGCCTACACCTGGATTACTAATGCTTCGTGTGCTTTTGACAATGGCATAAGTTGTGGTGCACTCAATGACACCAGCACCTGTATAATAATAATCGTAAATGCCTACACTGCTGCCACTTACTCGAACATTGTTGCCAAGTTCAAAAGGTGGGCTAGGTTGAGCCGCAAAGTTGATACGAATGTTGTATGGACTTAACCAAGTAATCGTGGTAATAACAACGGGAGCAACATACAAATCAGCATATTGCTTTTCATAAAATGTAACCAAGCCACTTACGGGACCTGAGTTGGCTACAGTAAGTGTAATGGTTTTGGTATTGGCATCAATGCCGCCTACTGCAACTTGGGCACCAGTGCCAATAGTGCCACTGGCGTTATTAACCCAGTAGCCTTCACGGATGCCTTCAATGCTATCAACAGTGACGGTTGTGGCACCACTGCCTCCCAAAGCATTTACGCTGACACTGGCAATGGTAAAAGGCGCACGCCCGTTACCAGTCAGGTAAGTGTTGTTGTATCCACTTAAACCACTAAAGTTTTGCCCTAAACCACTAGGACCACTTAGCACATAATTGACAGCATCAACTACAGAATCTGAATCCTGCTCGTTATAATTAATTGGGAATTGTGACATTAACGATCATCTTCCACTTGTGTGAATTGCCAAGTTGTAGCACTGCATAACCAAATGTTGGTTGAACTTTTATTGGTCAGGCTCAATGTATTGACCCTAAATGCGTTCTGATTAATCTGTGCCCAAGGTGCGTCAGTATCTGTTGCGACTGCTTGACTGCTGACAAACGCAGGACTTGCACCAACTGAGTTAGCCGCACTTACACCTACCGTTACACTACCAATACGTGTTGGGCCACTGGTGTCTGCATTTAGTGGTAAGCCACGGTCATCAACGTTGATGATTTCAGGTAAGATACGATGAACCATTAGTTTGCCACTGTAGTCCTTAATCATTTTAATGTTGTCACGAGCAAATTCTGTTTCAATACTGTTTGAATCCACATTGCAATAGCCAATATCTTTTTGCACAGGCTTTGTAGTTGCGATACCACGAGCATATACCACACAACGCGAACCTGGGTTGAATGTGTTATAACCAGCACTGTTGCCTCGACCAGTGATGTAAGTGATGCCACCACTTGAGGAGACACTATCTTCTACTGTGACAAGGATATCGTTTGCAGGTGTGGCACCGCCTACTGCTGTGCCCAGTATCCGCATGGTGTCGCCTACAGCATAGCCAGAACCTGCTGTGGTAACTACTACTGCATATTGAGTGCCTTGAACAAACACGGTGAATCTGGCACCAGTTCCTGAGCCTGTAATATTGGCTGCGGCTAGGTTTGTATATGTGGCTTCAGTGCCACTCCATACTGGACTTTCTGTGGCAAAGGTTGCGTTATAAACTTGACGAGGTGCGTTCCAACGGTCAAGGTCAGTTCTGTAACTTAACATACGATCTGGCAAACCACCTAATGCATCACGAGTTGGATAGTAAATCTCAACCTGATTCTTTTGCGTGTTCATAATCATAAACACACGATCAGTGTAGCGTGGATCAACTTGGTCAAAGAACCAATTTTTTACTCGTTGATTACCAAGACCACGGAAGTTGTTGCCATCAAATACCCAAATGTCACGAGCATCAATGCCATACACTGTGTTGTCAGCATTGCACCAGCAGTTGGCACTTAACAATCCACGACCCAGATTGAACAAACGAACACCCAGAATAGGAGTTGTGGTTGTGGTAAAGTTGATTGGCGTTAAAACAACTGTGTCCCAATAACTCATCAAATACAAGTTACCGTTACAAGGAAACGCATCCAACACTGGACCGCGCAGTGGCACTTCCAAACTGTTGGCAACGTTAAGGTTGGTTGGTTCCCAAGTTTCTGGAGCAGGGTTCAATCCAAACTTCTGACTCCAATTAACTGTAACTGGATAATTTACTGTTGTGCCATCTAGCAAGGTAGCAGTCAAGTTACCTGCAACCAAGATACAACCAACGTTGGGTGTTGTGTATAGGCGCAAGAATCCAGCATGAACTCGTTTCCATGTTGGATCGTAGTTCCAACTGTAACCAGGCGCAACACTACCTACACTACCACCTGGATAAGTTGCGGCTGGACTTGCTGTGTAATTTACAGTTGTGGTTGTGCAACTGACTACTGTAAAGTTACCGTCAAAGAATTGATTGACACCAGAAATGGTAATGTATTCACCAGCCACATAAGGCACTGTGGTGTAAGCGGTATCAAATGTGATCTGCTGTTCTGTCAAACTTACAAATGTAATTGTGCTGATACCTACTGGCACTGTATTACTATACTGTGTCATAATAGGGATAGGACCGCTGATCTCACCTGCTACAGTTTGCGAACCTGTTGCGGTGCTTAAAAAACTAACTGAGGTAGTAGTGCAGGCTGTAACTGTATGAACACCGTTGTAAGCCGCAGGAACCACACCTTCCACAATGATACGATCACCAACCACATAAGGTGCCGCAGTCAAAGTAGAATAAGTTAGTGTTGCTGTTGTGCCGTTACCACTTGCACCAGTTGTGGTTTCTGTATGTGGCTGTGTATCAGGCCAAAACATAGGCGGAGTTTGTGCGTCATTAAAGAACGGAACCGTGCCGTTCCAATCGCCTGTGATATTTTGTGCTTGAGTATAAGTTTCGTTAAGACCTACTGGATTGATGTTGATCCAAGTGCCGCCATTACCGCTACTGGTATAATGGGGATTGTCACCACGGTTAGCCCACCAATCGCCTTCTGTGGTAGCCACAATGAACCAAAAGTAGCCATCATTACGATAGCCACCTGTGATAAATGTTGCTGTTCCTGGAACATCGTCTAATATTTCTTGCTCGCCTGAGACACCACGCACGCCTCTAACATCAGTTTCAATGTTAAAACCCTTGTTGTATTCGTCTGGTGCCAGGCTGGTGCTGGGAACATCAGGTGTGAAACTCATGTTGGCAAGTGGGATTCTTGCCTCGTCAAATGCTGGTTTGGTCTGCGCCATTGTTATTAAATCCTTGTGCTATATTTAGTCTGGAAAATGATTTAATTTCAAAGCCAGACGCTACACTTATTTAGGCAGACCAGACCCTGCTCAGTGGCGATAGCCTTCTGGCAGTGCTTGCTGCCAAATTTCTTCTGCCATAGTATCAGCCTGAGTTTGTTCATTATACAGCACTTCAGGATCAACTAGTGCTCCAAACACAGCATTGTATGCTCGTGTATTGTATTCTAAGGCACTGGGCTTCTTTAACGAACTAAAACCAATATAAACCACATTGGTATCCTTGTCCATGTCAATAAAACCACGATGACTATAACCTACTACAACAGTGCCACCTTCCTTAACGCAGGGATATGCTGCCGTAATGTAGTCGAATGCCAAGTGTAATTGCTTGGTGTATTCTTTAAAATCTGGGTGTAGGATGCAATCCAACTTGGTGTTGTCATCTTCAATGTGATAAATCTCTGGATCACGGGTTGTGTTAATTTCTGCAATGCTCATTTCTTTTCCTTGGTTGTGTAATCAAATAGCAGTCTTGCCATTAGTTCTTCTTCTGGATCATGGTAATATACCAATAAATCTAAACAGTCTTTGGTATCACTGGCACTCCACTTGTAGTATAACTGGTCACGACAGTAGTTGTCTATGATATCTTCCAGTGCTCGCAAGTGAAACGGCACTGGAACATCTCCAGGCCATTGTTTGTCTAAGACTCGTCTCCATAAACGGTAATCATGCTTATTCACGGTTAAACTAAACATGCACCCAACTTTCGTAACATTTCATTTTCTGGTTCAAAATACTCTACATGTGCCAAATCAATAACACGGTCCATGTGTCTTGCGTTTATGCTACTGTGTTCGATTTTGACTGTGCAAAGACCCCGTGTTTCATCCTCATAAAACTGTGTGAGCAGGGGTTCTGTGAATTCAATTGGATGCCCTAACTTTCTCATAAGTGATTTGATAGCATCTCCATGTGTAATTTGTATTGTAATCATATGTTGTTGTCTTTACTTACCTGATCTATTTTAACAGATTATTCGTTTTTGTGCGTTCTTGTTACGATTTACGATTTACGGTTTGTGTTTTGTATTATTTGTAAAATACAAAAAAAACTGTTAAAAAACACTTTTTCTTATTTTATATCTAAATATTACTTTAAAACAGTAAAACCGTAACAAGAATGGTAAAAACAGCATTGCAGGTGGTTTAAATGCAGTTTTCTTGTTACGGTTTTGGTTTTAAAACCGTAACAAGAACCGTAACATGTTACGGTTTTGATGCAAATCAAGAGTTTAGCACTCCCAATTCCATACCCAAATGTCTTTGTCATTAAACTGTCCATAGCCTGTTTCATCACCAGAGCACACACTAATATCAGTTTTTCTCCATACTGTGCGTTGAGCATCACTGCCTAAACCTGCTTTGACTCTGGCTCTGTCTTTGTATTCAATGTTCCAACCTCGATCCTGGATCAGGCGTTCAATTTCCTGTTTCATACGGTTTTTACCAGGTAACATTTCACCACGGTTAAAATGCCGCACCAAATCCACCAGCAATTGCACTCTAATATATTCAAAATTTGGGTCACTAAACACTGCTTCTACGGTTTGCGTCCATGCTCCTCGTTGAGTATCCACAATACGCTTATACTCCTCTGCGTGGTGTGGCTCTACATGCGTTACATCTCCATGCTTGGCCAACATAGCACAAATCCACTTGCCCATTTCATACTCATCGTGTAAGATGTTCTGCCCGCTGTCAAACGCATGACCTTCAATCCACTGCTTGATTTCCAATTCGTCAAGTACTTGACCTTCATGCCGTGCAAAGTGTCGAGCACATGCCGCATAAATGCTTTCTTTTACATTAAAGAAACTAAAGCGGTTATCACTTTTGGTGCCGCCCACATTAACACCACCATTTACATCGTTTGTTACAAAAATTGCCAGGGCAGTATTATCTGCAAAATATATGTCCATGCCCTTGGGTTCCACTGGGATTACAGGCGAACCCAAGAACGCTTTGGTGCGTTCAGCATCTACTTTGCTACGATTTGTTTCATTTACAACAATAACTGCTTTGCCAGCCACAACACTGTTGAATTTACCAATCACATGGTCAATGTTACAGTTGTCAGCAATGTTGCCGTTGAACAGTCTGCGCAAGAAACGATTACTAAACAATCCTTTACCACCTCGTCCAACCACATCACAAACAACCACATGCGGGATATAAGTGTTTTCAGGATGCAAAAACTTTGCCCAAATAGTTCGTTGCAGTGCTTCAAACTCATCACTACCAGGTAATCCACCACTGATGCTTTCAAATACTGCATCAAACATCCAATGGTAATCTGTGGCACCATCTTCTGCTGGAACACAAAAGCCCTTGTGCATGATGTTGAGTGCTCCAGGCTGATCAGTGTAACTTTGTATTACCTTGGTAAAACGGCGACCCTGCTCAACCAATTGTGTGTTAAAGTCTTTGATACTGCGGTAATCCTCTTGCCCTTCTCCTGCACGGATGGTTACATCCAACTGCGGAAACGAAGCCATCAGTGCATCTCGCTTGATACCAATCCATTCACGCACACCATAAATGTTTGAAATAGTTGGTTGGTAATACCAAATTGCACTGCCACCTGCCTTGACATGAAAGTTGTAAGCACTGATCATGCTTTTGATATTCATTTCAGCATCTGCTGTTTGCTGTGCTTTTTGTATTTTGTTTTGGGCACGCTTGATATCTCGCACAATTCCTTTGACAACAGGTTGATCTTGCCACCCAGTATCACCATTAGTAACTGAGTCGATGAGTCTATCTAATTTGCCACGTTGGTTATCGTTTGCGCTTTGTTTGCGAACTGTTAATATGGCGATAACCTCTTTACGGAAGTCCAATTCTTTTGCCAGCCCATCAACAGCCTGAGTTGCTTCATTATCCAATTCACTATCCATGCTATTCTCAATCATTTTGTTTTCCTTTCAATTGCTTGTTCCAATTCATCTATACTCCAGTTTTTTAACTTCTTGCCATAAACTGGATTGTGTTCTCGAATCATATGATACACAGAGCCTATGGAAATAGCCTTGCGTTTAAAACTTTTTAAAAAATCTTCATACTTTTCTGTTTTATTATTATCAGGCCATAAACTTCGCATGATACTTACCGTTTCATTTGGGTCAAGATTTCCTGCAACAGCCCAAGTGACTCGTCCTCGTGGCCCATTGGTTAAGTCTGGATACCAACGTTTGAGTTCTTGTAGCAACTCCACAATATCTTGTGCGCTTTTTTCTTTAAAATCTTCCAACGGCATGCTAATTGCTGCCAAGTCGCGTTGTTCTTGTTGTTGCCATAGTTCATCAATCACAGCGGCAACCACCTCATCAGGTAATATGCGTGCTGTGTATTCTTTTAATACAGTGTTAGCGTTACCATAAAACAATCGTGCTGGATCAATACATGCCGCATCACTTTGAGGATATATTAAACGCAGACCCTGTATCAACAATCTTGATAATTTTGCACTGTCGATAACACTTTCAGTTACAAACAAGATGCGAAACTTATGGTGCTCTGGGGTAAAACTGCTGGTGGCATAAAACCCAGCACCATACGCATTATAAAATGGATCAGCCAACAATTCTGGAATTGTCATACCATCGTCCATGTCAATCATAAACAACTGTCTGCTGGCAAAGTTTGCTTCTCGCCGCACATTGTTTTTTAATTCGCAAGTGGTAGCAATACCATGCGTAGCAATTAACTCAAATGCTTCTTGTGCATTAACATCAACCGTTTGCCAGCATGGGCTGCTTTCAATTTCTTTAAGCAAGTGCTTATCAATCTTGCTAATGATTTTGGGGTTGATGCTTATTTTCATAATTCAGTTGTTAGCAAATTAATAGTATCAAATCGTTCAAATGCACCAGGTACTTCTGACTCACTTAATTGTATGCCCACGCCACAAACAGTAAGGTATGCAATCAAATCCCTGTGTTTTTTATTACAGAATATGAAAAAAGGATATGGAACAATCACATCTGGTAATCCATTTTGTTCTTGCCATCTGTCAAGTTCCAACTCAGACATTGAACCGCAAAACTCTTGATACAAATCAACAGCATCAAATATTTTTGATAATTTATTGTGAATTATTGCCAACTCGTTTTGGTCTAAAAAATCAGCCGCAATTATTTGTTCTAAATCGTTGCCCAAAGTAGCAACTATAGTATATGATTTATTCATAATCTTTTCCTATTCTATACGGACCACTTATAGGGAAAAGTCTGTTTTTCCCATTTCGACGCAGGACCACTCATTTAAGAGGCGGTAAAAACTTTCTCAGGATTTTTACACCTGAAAGCCCCAGTTAAGGGGCATCAGGTTGAGAATTGTCGAAATGTATCAGCGTTGCACT